AAGAAGCATCCATCGTTACGGTCTGCGATTCAGACCACAGCCCCATGGGCGCTACTCATACTTTGTGCTGGATCGAGTGGGCTGATCGCCCAGTCATCTATCAGCGCAATGGGGCTGTTTTGCCCCGTACTCAGGTGTGGGTTCCACATTCACTACCACAATACAAGGCCGCATAAGCGGCCCTTATGGGAGTTAAGCTATGACCAACCTAAATCTAGACGCAATGCTTGCAGTCCGCTCTGCGGTTGCTAACGCGAACCTTAAGTGGACGCACGAGATACGCACTGCCATACGAATGTCAGAGCTATCCACCAACCTGTACCTTGCTGACCCAGAGCGCTTCGATATAGTGCTTGAGTCAGAGCTTTCGTACTTTACTGACATGGCCGCATAAGCGGCCTTTGTTATGAACGCTGATATCGAGATACGCATTTTAAGCTTGCTCCGGGCACGCTATCTTGATCACGAGATTGCGTCCATCATTGAGCTGGAGTTTCTTAAGCTGAACGAGTTCGACATTGAGGACTTGCCTGCACGCATAAAAAAAGTAAAGAGGGCAATACAATGGGAGAAGTAATACAAGGCAACTTCCCGCAGAGGGACACAGACCCGGATATGTTATTGCTGTACGCATCGGTAATGGCTGAGGTCAAAGAGACTGCAAATACTCTTAAGTGCCCGGATTGGGCAGTTGCTGGGCTAGTGTTATCTCGCATGGCTACATACATCTACTCGGAGTTAAGCGACGACGCAGCCGACACGCTAATCGATATCGCACTGCAAGAGTGGGCACTAACGGAGGCGCCGTGACAGCACCGATTAACCCGCACTATCATATGACGCTTACTGAGGTAGCCCACGAGCTAGGACTATCTAGGCAGCGTGTAAAGCAAATTGAGGACGCAGCATTAGAAAAGCTGCGCAGAAATAAAAAAATGAGGTCTTTCTATGAAACAACTATCAGCGAATGCCCAAGCACTGCTCATAATGGCGGCGATACTGCTTTTTCTATGCATCTTGGGGATAGTAGGTCGCGGTGACTATGAGGACGCCCTAGAAGAAGAGCGGTTCTATACTGAAATGGTTTGCAAGGGCTTCTGGCCTGACTATAAAAATCTGGGGGTAGAGTGTGAAGGTATCAATGGAGCAGATGGCTGAGGCTAGGGCGTTATATGAAAGCGGTGTCGATATGTGGTCACTGTCTAAAATTTACGGTGTTCACTACGAAACTATGCGCAAGTATTTACGCCAGTTCGAACTATATGGTGAGTCCATCTACACCTCTGATCCACAATATGTTGAGAAAACAGAGGATTAGCGTAAAATAGGCTTGTCATTAGCAGTGAGGCGGGGGCTATGCTGCAAGTGGTTAACTTACAATGGCACGTTATCGAGCAAGGTAACATGCCAGCAGAAGAACGAACCGTACTGGTCGCATTCGACGATATGACTGTCGAGTCGTGGCCTCTTACTGTTGATGACATAATGGACGGAGAAGTACGCGCAGGACGCAGCAAGGGGCTGTACTGGGCTGAATCTATACCGCACCCAGATGAGGATTAAACGGTGGCAACTACAAGACGGCATAAGGTACGCGCTGTTAAGGACGAAGAGAACAGACGCGCATTAAGCGTTAGGGGTAAGGCAGAATATATCTTTGATTTGATTGACGAAATCGGAGAGCTGGACCCTCAAACAGACGAGCACTTCCAAGCTAAGGTACAGCAGAAGAAGACACAAGCCGAGCTAAGGCTCAAAATGCTTGCAAAGACGCTACCTGACCTAAAGCAAGTTGACGCTGATCTTTCTTCTAGTGATGGTTCCATGACTCCACCAACGGTAATTGAACTTGTCGCAAAAGGTCTCGATTGAACTACCTCCTAAACTAGCTGACCTATTTACCGGGGAGGCTAGATACCGTTGCTCATACGGTGGCCGAGGTTCTGCTAAGACTCGCTCATTTGCTCTAATGACTGCCGTATGGGGTATGCGTTGGGGCGTAGCCGGTAAGCAAGGGCAGATCCTATGCGCTCGTGAGCACCTCAACTCACTCGATGAATCCTCTATGGAGGAGGTCAAATCAGCTATACGCTCTGTTCCCTGTCTCATGGATTACTACGAGATCGGTGAGCGTTACATACGTTCTCGTGATGGTCGCATCACCTACGTGTTTGCCGGCCTAAGACGCAACCTCGATAGCATTAAGTCAAAGGCCCGCGTATTACTGTGCTGGGTAGACGAGGCTGAGACCGTTACTGAGACAGCTTGGCAGAAGCTTATCCCTACAGTGCGAGAGGACGACTCTGAAATATGGGTTACATGGAACCCTGAGAACAAGCACTCCGCTACGCATCACCGATTTCGGATCAACAAGCCAGAGCAATGCAAGGTCGTAGAAATGAACTGGCGGGATAACCCGTGGTTCCCTGACGTGCTGGAGAAAGAGCGACAGGACGATCTCAAGAAGCGCCCGGATGTCTATGATCATATATGGGAAGGTGACTTCAGGATCTTCTCAGAGGGCGCCTATTACACGAATGAAATGGCTAACGCGTTACACGAGGGCAGGATAGATCGTGTCCCATACGAGCGCTCAGTGGGCGTGGTGACGGCTTGGGACTTGGGTGTAGGTGATAGCACTGCTATCTGGTTTGCGCAGTTTGTCGGGCCAGAGGTTAGGCTGATCGATTACTACGAGAATGCCGGTGTTGGACTGGACCATTACGCGCGGATTCTGCAAGAGAAGGGCTACATTTACGAGCAGCACATCCTGCCGCACGACGTCCGGGTACGAGAGCTGGGCAGCGGCCGGTCACGTTTAGAGGTTTTAGACAACCTACGTGTAACCCCGGTATCGATTGCTCCACAGCTCAATGTTGACGATGGCATCCAAGCTGTAAGGTCTCTGCTCGATTTGTGCTGGTTCGACAAGGACAAGTGCGAGAAGGGTATCGACTGTATGAGACAGTACCGCCGGCAGTACAACGAGACCATGCAGGTGTGGAATGAGCGACCATTGCACGACTGGACGTCACATTGCGCGGATGCTTTTAGATACCTAGCGATTGGCAGGAAAGAGTTCTCAGACTGGGGCGCGCCTATACGTAGAAACCTCAAGGGCATTGTCTGATATAATTAGCCATTCACACTGGAGGCTTCATGGCAATTGGCGCACGCTTACGCGGCATTCTTGATGAACTCATAGCTACTGGTTACCCTGATCAGGTGGCTGAGCGTATTGCTAAGGGCGATCTTGATATGCGCACTGATGCTATCATTGAGCGCCAACAGGATATGTTCCCTACTGCTGCCTTTCATGGTGGTGGCGATGACATTCGCGTAATAGACCCCAACAGAATCACAAGCGGCAAAACTGCAAACACGGGATTCTTTATGTCCACCTCGCCTGTTAATGCGGCCAGCTATGCAGATCGCGCCGGCAATGTCATGCCTCTCGCTGTTGATACACAAGGCTTTGATGTCGTTAACGCGGGGTACAACGACTGGAACAGAATCACAAACCCTGACTACTTATTGGGTGGTGAGCGATTAGCAACATTTGGAGAGTTACCCGGCTATCGAGGCATGATGGAGCCTGACAGGGGTATTTTTGATCTAAATGTTGTACATGATTTCGATACTGATGAGTTAGCTAGAACAGCACGTAGATTTGGGTCGCCCGGGCTTATCGTACAGAATGTTTCTGATGTCGGCCCCAACTATAAGGCCTTCGATCCAGCCTTTGAGGCGATGACTGGTTTGAAGGTAGGCGATGAAGGCTATCAAGAAGCACTAGACAATCTCTTTACCGACACCATCGTTGCGTCTGATCCGACTCGTGTCCGCTCACTCTTTGCCGCATTCGACCCGGAGTACAAAGGCCCCAACATTCTTGGCTTTCAAGGCGGGTCACAATCACCGTCTCTTCTAAATGCTGCAGCTCAATCAACCGTAGGCGCGGCCTCCATGATTGCTCCTGAAACTTCAGAAAGCGAGCTATATGAAGGTTTAACAGACAAGATGGTTGACTACCTGACTGAGCAAATGGGTGGCTCAGAAGAGGACCGAGAGCGCGCTGAATACATATCGATGGGCATGGATTTTTTGCCGTTTGTTGGTGCTGCAAAGGGCGTATCTGAAACCTTCGATGCGTATAAAAATGATGACACGCTGGGCATGGCGTTAGGCGCCGGCGGTATTCTTGCTGGCATGATTCCGTTCGGTCGAGGCGCATATAAAAGCGCTCTTGGCATCGCTGAAGATGCCCCCGTTGTTACACGCGACACGGGATTACTACAACGCGTTGGAGACCCCGAGTCGGTTAATACGATGAGGTTAGATGTAGAGCCGGGCGTAGAACTTGCCCCTAGTCGATTGTTAAGAGCGGAAGATCTCGAAGGTCGTGGTTTTGTCTCTGGCATGGCTGACACTAGTCGAGGCGACCTATCGCGCGTGGTTTCAGTCAATGGTCAACCGGTAGATATGGTGCGCTTCGGTGGTCAAGACTACATGCGACAACCGCAGAATGTAGAAAGCGGCGTCTTATGGGCTTCAGATGCAGGCGCAGTTACAGGTCTCAGCAACGCGGCAAGAGCGGCAGAGCGGCTTCCCGGAGTTAGTAGGTCGCCTTTATATATTCCATATCAAATGGGCGGCGCAAGCACTGATTTTGCCACAATGACTTCCGACATCATGGTTCCGATTGCTCGGCAGAATATGAAGAAGGCAGATAAAAAAGCGCTTGATAAGCGTATCCGCGAGGGTGCTGGCACAAAAACAGGTGAGTTCAAACCGCAACCAGATTGGCCCGGCATTGATAGTCCTAAAGCCGACGAGTGGCTTGCAAACGCAGGCGGTAATCGCAAAGCGGTAACCAAGGCGGTAGACGAGTATCGTGATGTTGCTGGTATTAATCTTTCGCAGGCACGCGCAGCAATTGTAGACCCAGAGCAGTTAAGCCCACGCGTCGGAAATCTACGTCAAGCTGGAATATTAGATTTGATGCAGCCAGCACAGCCCGGAATACATCCGTCTTATAACACTGACCTCATGGGGTCTTATTTAGGGCAGTTTGGCGAGGGTGCAAACTTATTGTCGGATTTGAATCCATTGATCCGGTCATCAGGAAAGCCTTTTGTCCCAGAAATGATCGCTAGAGGTCACAACCTTGAGGCTGCAGCTTTGCCGGCTCCAGTAGGTAAGGCTATGCAAGCTGGGCTAATTGGGGCGTTTGATCAAGCAACGCTGGATGATTTAATTAAGAAGGGACTTATAGCGCCGTAATATGATCGCTTTATTTTCATCAGATACGCAGTCGTGGTCGAGCATTGTTTCTAACATGCCGTCCACCCAATCAAATGGGTTGATCTCTATGGCTTCTAGCCATGCTTGCGTATCTGGATCGAGCGTTTCAGTATTCATACGCAGTAGTATAGGCGCTGAGGTATAATATGGCTACACCACGCAAAGGAAAGGCACGAGTAAAGACCACGGCATCCGGTAGAAAGGTCTCATACGGACAGAAGGGCGCCAAGGTAAAGCCGGGGACAAGTAAGGGCGATTCGTACTGCGCGCGCTCTTTGGGGATCAAGAAGCGACTGCCTAAGAGCAAGCAGAACGATCCTAACACCCCTAACAACCTATCGAGAAAACGCTGGAAATGCTCCGGCGCAAAATCAAGGAGGAAGTGATGCCGACAGTGGGGAAGAAAAAATTTGCTTACACAGCAAAGGGCATGAAGAAAGCCAAAGCCGAAGCTAAGAAATCAGGTAAGGCTGTCAAAAAGCGAGGCAAAAGTTATGCCAAGTAAAAAGAAGGGCCTGTACGACAATATCCACGCTAAGCGTAAGCGTATTAAGGCCGGCAGTGGCGAGAAGATGCGTAAAGCTGGCGAGAAGGGCGCGCCTACAGCTAAGCAATTTAAGAAGGCTGCTAAGACGGCTAAGAAGAAGAAGTAATGGCACTGACTAACTATTCTGAGCTGCAAAGCTCTATTGCTGACTTTCTCAACCGTGATGACCTGACATCGGTAATACCGACGTTCATTGCGCTTGCGGAGGCGCAGATCAATCGGGACTTGCGGCATTGGAAGATGGAAAAGCGAGTTAGCGGGTCGCTAGATAGCGAATACTCGCATCTACCAAATGACTGGCTAGAAACTATTCAAGCGCATATATCGGGCGATGGCACGTATCCGTTGCAGTTAGCGTCACGTGACTCTATCGCTGACAAGAGATCGGCAAACAATGACACCACTGGCCGGCCAAGGTATTACGCGCATGCTGACTCAGCTATAGAGCTGTACCCGACGCCAGACGCGTCGTACTCCGTAGAGCTGCTGTATTACGGCAAAGTACCCACGCTAAACGATATAAATATTGCTAACTGGGTACTACAAGACGCTCCCGACATTTATTTGTACGGCGCCTTGATTCACTCATCACCTTATTTGCAAGAGGACAACAGGGTGGCGGTATGGGCGCAGATGTACGGTGCTGCTGTGCAAAAGCTCAACCAAGCATCTGAGGCAGGTCGTATGAGCGGCTCAGGTTTAACCATGAAGGTGCGCGGATTAGGCGGGCCTAAAAGGCTGCCAGTTAGATGAGCTTTACAAACTATTTAGAAGATGCAGTATTGAAGCACGTCTTTGCGGGCGTTGAGTATGACATGCCAACACTCTACGTCGGCTTGTTTACAAAGGGGCCATCAGACGCGGGCGGTGGGACAGAGACTGGTGGCTTCGGATATGCAAGGCAGGCAGTCACCATGAGCGTATCGGGTAGCGCCCCCACAGAAGCAGAAAACACAAATGATTTAGAGTTTCCGGCGCCTACGGGATCGCTTGGCAGGATAACGCATGCAGGTGTATTTGACGCATTAACGGGTGGCAACTTGCTGGCGTGGGCGACGCTGACAGATCCGTCTGACACATCAGTAGAGTTGCCGCAGACAATTGAAACCGCTGACATCTTTAAGATTGAAGCGACGCATCTAAAAATACGGATAGATTAGGGTCTTATTGCATGTCTACGATTACTACAAGAACAGGCAAAGGATCAGCGCTAACGCATGCTGAGTTAGACGACAACTTTACTAACTTAAACACTGACAAGGCGGAGACGTTAGCTGACCTTGGTGTTACCGCAACGACTGACGAAATCAATTTATTAGATGGCATCACAGGCATCCTCGATGAAGACAACATGGCAAGCGACAGTGCGACTGCGTTGGCGTCTCAGCAGTCGATTAAAGCCTATGTTGACAGCCAAGCAACAGCGCGGGATCTAGATGTCACGAGCGATAGCGGAACTATAGCTATCGATTTAGAGTTTGAAGCCATGACAATCGCTGGTGGCGAGGGAATTGACACCTCTGCTACCGGGAACACAGTAACGATTGCCGGTGAAGACGCCTCGACGTCTAACAAGGGCATTGCGAAATTTGACTCAGCGGATTTTGCCGTTAGCTCTGGCGAAGTAAATCTGGTGACCTCTGCTGCTGCATTTGGTGCGGAGGGTGTTCAAACAGTAACCGCTGGTTCTTTTGTTACCGGACAAAGATATCAAATTGTTTCTACAGGTAATACAAACTTTACTTTAATTGGAGCCGCAGATAGTAATGTAGGCACAGTATTTGTTGCTACAGGCGCAGGCACAGGTACAGGCACAGCCGATCTTGACGATACAGTAAAACTACAATCAGCAATGGACTCCGTAGCTGTATCAGGCGCTTGGCTAGACGGCGCTAATAAAACTTACTTGATTACAACAACCATTGATGTCGATCAAGGTGCGTTCTGTCGTCTCCGCAACTTCAAGTTCAAGCTTGGCACGTCATATACAGACCAAGGTAGATTCAACTGCGACGCTGGGTCAGGCACTACGGCTATGACTGTCGCACTAGATAACATCGTTTTAGACGGCGGTCGTGGTGATTACAAATCAGGCAATGAGCCTTGGACTGATACAACAACAGACTTCGGTGGCTATGACACAATTCAGCCATCTCCAAGCGCGTTTTTTAAGGTAAACGCCAAAAATGAAGAGACAACGACGCACATTACTAACTGCCGGTTTGAGAACCATCACGGAATAGCCGCGGTGCGAGTAGACTCTCACGGCACAACGATCATCAAAGGCTGCGTGTTTAAAAATATTTCTCACCAGACATTCGCTGTATATCAGGCTGTGTTTGATGCCAATGACAATATTACGGCCCATAAGGGTCGCACCATTGTTTCTGACGTCTATGCAGAGGATGTTGGGCTGTTGCCAGATACATTCGCGGTGGGCGGCACGGCGATGACTTTTGCTGCAACGACAGCGGCGCCTCAAGGTTCTTTTAACTTCTTGGCGATTGGCGGCGAGTACAGTCTGTCAAACGCTACCTGCAAAAATTACGCCTCATGCGGCGTTACTGCTGATCGCAACAAAAAGTTTAATGCCACCAACATCTTGGTCACTAACGACTCAGATCGATCGTTCTCTAACAACCCATCGGGTGCGTTCTGGATAGAGGGCTGTGAGGAATCAAATGTCACAAACCTTACGGTAGATGTTACGGCGCGAGCGACCATCGACACGACAGGCTTAGATAATTGTCTGCTGCAAATTTATTTGAAAGACGGTAATAAAGTCTTTTTTAATAATGTTTTTCTTAAGACAGACGAGTCTACGGCTTACGTTAACAAGCTCATACGAAGCTCGGGGAAGGGCGCAGCGCATTGCCACATAGAAAATTTCTACGTCTCAGGAATCTGCCGCAACCTTGATGACGCCGTCAGCTTCTTGCTGTTGCCAAACTCTACTATCGAGCACGACGTTCGGCTCCTTCACGGCTACATTAAGCACGGCGACATCAAGATTGAAGTGCCATATAACGCCACTGTGCAGGATGTTTACCTTGAGGGTGCATCAGGTAATGGTGACGTTTTATTTATCCCTGCGGGCAACTCAGGCGTCACAGGAAGCGTTGGCGATGCCACTGTCACGGGATGCCAAATTAACGGCGCTGTAAGCAACACGACAGCGTTTACAGGCAGTCTCAATATTATCGGCAACAAGTATATTGGCTCGGTCACATCGACAGGATCGGGCAACACTGGTAAGTTTGTCGTCAGCGATAACGCTCGTATTGCTGGTGGCCTTGCTGTGACGTGTTCAGGCCCGACAGGTAACTCAGCGGTAGAGATACGCGGCAACGCGTTAATTGAAGGTGTTACCCGGGTCGATGGTGCAAACAACGCCATAATTAGCGACAACAACACAGAGCGGCGTATTACGATAGAGGACGTGCAGCACTTTCAGGTTGTCGGTAACACAGCGAAGACAGACAACGCAGAAGCGTGCATTTTTGTTAACCCAACAACCGCAAGCGACATCTTGGCGGGTATCATTAGCGGCAATAATTGCCTGATAAAGACAGGCACAAGTGGCGCGGGTTACATCACTCTTGCTAGTAGCGTCACGAACGTAATGGAAGGCTTGAACAACAAGCTGATAGTTAACTGGTCATAAGGTAACGACATGGATTTCATCGACCACAGAAGCACGGCAAAGTTTATATTCAAGACTTCAGCGACCGATGAGAAGGCGCGCATTGATGACTCAGGCAATATCCTTACAGGCAAGACCTCTTCTAACTTTAGTACCGCAGGCGCAGAGGTTCGCAATCTAGGAAATATATGGGCGACACGAGACGACGGTGTACCCTTAGCCTTAAACCGACTCAATAGTGACGGGACGATTGCACAGTTTTATAAGGATGGTGGCTCGATAGGCGTCGTTGCGGCAGTCAGTGGTGACCTTGCTATTTACTCATCGGCGTCGGGCCACACTGGCTTGCGTTTTGGTGATGGCTGGATCGGCTCAACTAACAACGCAGGCACGTTACAAAACGGCACTGTAAATCTCGGCACTACTTCCTATAGATGGAATGACTTGTATTTAGCGGGTGACGCTAACATTGGCGGTAATGCTACGATTACTGGCGACCTAACCGTCAGCGGCACTACGACCACAATTAACACGGCCACGCTGGACGTTGAAGACAAAAACATTACGCTGAACTACGGCGCGGGCGACACGTCAGCATCAGCAGACGGCGCGGGCATTACTATCCAAGACGCGGTAGATGCCTCTAATAACGCCACCCTGCTATGGGACCAGACAAATAGTGAGTGGGATTTTAGTCACGACGTAACGGCTCCAAACCTCAATATTAGCAACTGGGACGCAGCATACAGCTGGGGCGATCACTCGGCAGCGGGATATCTCACAAGCTTTAGCGAAACAGACACCCTTGCGACAGTAACAGGGCGCGACGCTACGACGACCAATGCTATTAGCACGGGCGCTATTACAAGTAGCGGCGCTATATCAGCTCAAAATAGTTTGACCATACAAAACCAAACGGCATACGGAGTTATTGAGGTTGGCGGTGTATCTGGCGGCTTTATCGACATTAAGCGCCCATTCTCTGACGACTACGATCTACGTCTATTAGCAGAGGGTGACGGCGGTGTAATCAATGTAGCTTCTGGTGAGCTAACGATACAGAGAGCAGGGTCGGCCAAGCTTGCTACCTCAAGCTCAGGCATCGAAGTAACAGGTGACATTACTGTCAGCGGCACTGTAGATGGTCGAGATGTTGCTATAGACGGCACAAAGCTAGACGGCATTGAAGCCTCAGCAGACGTAACTGATACAGCTAACGTCACAGACGCTGGCGCCTTAATGGACTCAGAGTTGGCCAGCGAAGCCTCAGTTAAAGCTCTGAACCAAGGAGTAGCTACTACTAACTCACCAGCCTTTGCAGGTCTAACTGTAGACACAAACACGCTTCACGTAGATTCAACGAATAATCGCGTGGGAATTGGCACAATTTCACCTGCAATCGCTCTCGATATTGTCGATACCTCTGCTGACGTACAGATGCGCGTCTACAAGAACGACGGCACCAAAAATACACGGCTTACGCTAACGGCTGACGACAGCGGCGCTAAGATCCACTACCGAGATGCAGACAACGCAGGCGCACTAAGGTTTAACAACAACCTTGGCGAGGTCATGCGGATTCCTGCGAATACTACGCGGGTAGGTATCGGAGTCAGCAACCCTTCAACAAAGCTTGAGGTTGACGGTGTTATTACTGCTACAGGCATCGACGTAACTGGCACAGTGACTGCTGATGGTTTGACTGTTGATGGTGAAGGTACGTTTACAAAAAACCAAGCCGCTGATACTGCTGTTGAAGTTTCTAACTTAGGCACGGCAGGTGCAACCACAACAGCGAGCTTCATTGTCTCAGAAGTAGCAGGCACACCTAAAGGTTGGTTTAGACGTTATCGAGATGGGACAGCAACTACAGCAGTAGGTTTTAGCGATAAATTAGTTTTTGAAGGAGCAATTGGTTCTACTCCAACCAACCGTATGGAGATTGCCAGCAACGGCGACATTAGCTTCTACGACGACTCTGGCAGTGCGAAGTTGTTCTGGGATGCTTCTGCGGAGTCGTTGGGTATTGGTACTAGCAGTCCCAGTAAAACCTTAGATATTGAAGGCAACATAAGAGCAAAAAACACTGCAGGTAGTTCAGGGGCAGAAATAGACATAACCAGTGGCGGTACATGGCGTTTTCGTTCAAACGCTACATCTGGCACAAACAGTTATGGTTTGGACATTGTAAAAGGCTCTGCGGGTACTGACGTGAAAATGTCTATAAACTCATCAGGCAACGTGGGTATTGGTACTAGCAGTATTGATTTAACGTCATCAGGTAGAACGGTTGTTCAGGTAGAAGGAAGTAGCAACGCACTTCTAAATCTAACTGATGGAACAAGCCGACTTTACTTGCATCAAA